CTGTCTGGCTTGCTTCCTACATTGATTTTTGTATATCCTTTTGGTAATACAATATCATGTATTGGTTCTATTTTACCGTTTGGCATTACTTTTACTTTGTTACCATTTGGAGTTAGAAATGGTAAACCCTCATCGGGAATTTTTATCTTACCTTCCATAAAGTCTGAATTAATTATATCGTCTAACATTTCATCAACATGACTCATATTCATTTCACCGATAAGATTTTCAGGATTATTACGCCAAGCAGCATATTTTGATAAAAGTGCATTTGCCATTTGCACTTTAATTTCATCATGCTGCATTTTAGGAACATAATTTTTTAAAGCATTTACATATGTTTCTACTTTATCTAAACCTGCTACAGCAGTATTTACATGTCTATTAAATACTCCTGTAAAACCCATCCACATAACACCTGCTGCATCTAAAATACCTTTAAAAGAAGATTTAACTTTCATTTTTTGTTCTGCTTGTATATCAAATTTACCAGTTTTAAAATCTACATTAGGAAAATATAACTTCCAATATGTATGTTTATCATCAAAAGCTTCCATAGTTCTTTTTTCGCTAAATGGATTTAAATCTCTCAACCATCCGGGCGGATTTTGAACATATTGAAGTAATTCTTGTTTAGTAGGAGGAGACAAAACCGACATCATTTCTGCTGCCTTTGTTCTAGATATTATTAAAGGAGTAGCCTGAAATATTTTATTTTGTAATATTTCTAGCTTTTCAAGACCGGGAAAAATACCTTTTTCTATGTCTTTTTTTAGATTTTTAAAATCAGCTATAATATCAGCAGTAAGATCTAACCTAAAATTTTCAGAAAGTTTTTTATTCTTTCCGGCATTTTTAAACAATGTTTCAATATTTCTTGCTAAAGCTTGAGTAAGTTTACCTTCTTCTTTTAGATCATTGTATATTTCAAAAATCTGTTTAGGATCATCATTTAAAAAAAGTGACTTTATTATAGTATTTTCCCATGAAGTTCGGGTATATAAAAGCGACATATTTACTGTATCATCAAGACCTTTTACAGCATTATGAAGCTCTTTGAGAATTCTTGTATTATCTTCAGGATCAAAATGCTTTTGAAGTTTTGTAACATATTCATCTAAAGCTGCAAGAGGATTATCTCTTTTTCTACCTGTAATATACCCACGATATGCCATAGTCCGAGAAGCATATAAAATTTCTTTTCTATTTTTATCACTTAATAAAGGAGCAGCAAGCTGTCCTGCTTTTAGAGCTTGTTGTACAAGTCCATCAGGTGATTCTAATTCATTAAGTTCTTCTACATATTCTGCATTAAAGGCTATCTCATTTAATAATTCTGTACTGGAGTTTAATGCTTTAATTGCTTCTCTTTTAATACCCCATTTAGAGACACCTGTCCAAATAGCACCTCGTTTCCCAATTAAGTTTTTTTTAGTTTGTTGTCTAAGTTTTCTATTAGAAATTTTATCAATCTCAGCTTGAATAAAAGTATCATAAAATGATCGTTGAATATCCATAGAATCGCTAGTTCCTATAGTTGGATCACCATTAGCTTCAGCTTGTCTTTCAGCTATACCTGCTCTTGCTTTACTATCAATATTTTGAGCTTGCTTATTTGCTTCTATTTCTCTAGTTACCGCTTCTTCTTTAAGAAAATGATTTTGTAATGTAGTAAAAGCTTGTCCTAGTCCTTTAGTTAGCATAGCTCCAGATTTATCAACACCGGGTGTACCATGTAAACTAGATTGTTCATACTTATATTTTACTGGTTGAATATTATAATTACCCATAAAATCTCCAAAAATTATGCACCTGCTGCTGCTAAAGATGTACCTATTGTTGCTGTACCTTGTGCTATACCACTTATCATGGCTGCTCTTCCCTGATTTTCAAGTGATTGAGCTTTGGTATATTGTAATTGCATATAAGCATATCCACTATCTAAATATGATTGTTCTTCTTTTGTATTTTCTTTTTTCTGTTCGGTTAATGAAAGAAATGGAGAACCTGCCAAAGAAACACCTGCTTTCATATAAGCTAATGCGTTCTTTTTTAATAATGCATTATTCTCTTTTGCTTTTGTAACAGCATTTCTTTGGGCTTCGGCTAATGCAAGCTGACCTTGTTGTCTAGTAGCATCTGCTTCATTTTCATAAGCCTTTTTTTGTGCTATACCTCCGGCTATAGACATTATTCCAGAAGCAATACCAAAAACTACACTCATAGTTGTATCCTCGCCCACATTCTATAATCACGCTTTAGGGCATCATATTGTTTTAAAATTCCTTCACTTTCAAATCCTAATTTTGTTAAGAATTCTTCACTAGGATCATCTTTTAATACTGTTGCTTGTATTCTATGAAAATTTTGAGATAATACAAATTCATCTAATGCATGTTTTAAAGTTATTCCTAAAACCCCTTTATTAACAATAGGTAAATTTGGAATAACCCAAAGTTCACAAGCACCCGAATAGGTGCTATAATAACCCATAGCAGCTATAGTTTTATCATTATATTGTATTAATCGGGCATCACCAGTTTTAAGTACATTAAAAAGATTATCTTTAAGAGCTTTAATATCTCCTACTTCTTCAAAAGAAATATTCATATTATCAAGATCATCAATTTTAAAATCTAATAAAGTCACTTCTCTATTCATCCGATACCTCCATAAAAATATCAAGTGATTGTATAATACAGGGTAAAGGATGTGTTTGTTCAACAATAATTCTTTTATCTTTTGACCATGTTGCCGGAAAAACAATATCTGTTTTAGGTACACCGCTAAATAAAGGCTGTGGTCTATTAGTAGAACTGGCAGTATCTCTGAAAACAGCTTCAATTAAATTATAAAAATCAGTACCAAATCGTGCACGAGCTGTATTAAAAAATCTGGGATTTAGTTTTACTACTCTACTTGGTTTAGATTGTCCTGCTCCAGTTACATTTCCACCTTCTAAATTCAAAGTCATAATTCTTCCATTATATCCTAAACCAACATGAATAGTACTGGCTTGATAATCTAATGTAACAGAACCATCAGTAACAGTATTACCAGAAGGATGTTCTGCTCCATCAGTTATAATTGTAATAGTTTCTCCTTCTAAATGAGCTAGACCAGAAACACTATTTGTTGTAAGATACCAATTTCCGGCTGCCATAGCAGAAGTATTGTCAAATGCTTTAATAATAGTACATTCTACTACTGTTGTAGAAGTATAAGATGTTATTACTGCTCTTCCTTCTCCAACACCATCAATAGCTTTTTTCCAAATTTCTCTATCTACATCGCTTGCTGAAAAAACAGCAGCATTTGCCGTAAAAGTAACACCAGTAGCTTCCGCAGAAGAGGCAGGTGTTACTGAAGCACTAGCATTACTTCCGGCAGTCGTGCCATCATAAGATAAGGCACTATCTAAATGCATATATCCTTTTTGTGCTTCAAACATAGCATTATTAAAAGTATTATCATCGGTAGTTTCGTTAGTGTCTCCTGTTATAAAATTAGATCTTTTTGGAATAATAGGTTCATCTTCAAAAAATTCTATATATCTTCTGGTTAGACTATTTATTGTTCTTTCAACTATTAACCAAAGTTGATCAAAACTATCAGGTAAAGTCATTGCTCCAACTGATAAAACTTTAACATCTGTACCACCTAAAACATGTCTATGCCAACCAGAAACATCTTCACTTGTTTTAAAAGTTAATCCTGCAAGTTTTCCATTTGTTAAAACACCCCATAGAAGATCAGGATCACCATCCTGAAAAGCTACCTGAACAAATCCAGATTCAGAAATATGATCAGCAGTAAAATTTCTATCAATAGGTGAAAATGCTTCTGAAAAAATATCATATTCCAAACTTCGTATTTTTAATTTACCTCTTTGAACATAAATAATAATTTTCCCTCTAGGTATTGGATTTATAGCTTCACAACCTACATCAGATAAAGGTTTAACATTTATACTATCAGGAGCAATGGGATCATTAGATCCAGTACCTGTTGCTTTATTAATACCGCCAAATGTACCTAAACCTAAAAAATCAGTCATTCCGGCAATCCATTGAATCGCATTTACTGTTCCTTCAAATGAAGGAGCTATTGTAAAACTAACTGCATGATCTGCATCTGTACCAGAAGTGTGATCTGTATATCGGGGAAGCCCATCAGTAGATGAATCAGGTGCACGAGATCCCCAAAAGGTTTCAGGAAGAGTTAAAGTATTACCATAAAATCTTCTACCTTCATAATAACCAACTGTTTTTGGATAATCACCAATCTTACCACCAGAAGAATAGGCAGTATATCCTGAAGTATTTACATTTGTTCCAGAAGAATCAGTAAGAGCAAAAGTATTTACTGCTGTATCTACACTAGATATTATATAAGAATTTCCATTTACTTCAGTCATACCAACTACCTCTTGTATTGTTATATAATCATCATTTGCATAAGAATCAGCTCCTGAATAAGTAACAACACCGGGATTGGCTTGAGTAATACCTGTTATTGCTTGACTAGGGAAAGGATCTTCAGTTCGGGAGAAAGTGGATACTGTCCATACATGATGATTAGTTCTAGTAATATTTCTTATATCATGTTTAGTATGGGTAACAGTTAAGACATCAGCATTTTGATCAAAATCTAATTCAAATAATTGAGATTCTAAATAAGGTGTAGCTACTTCAAAAACTTTTGCAGAAGTTCCGCCAGAGGTATAGGTTGTAAAACCTGTTCCATCTACATCATCACCATCTACATCAGTAAGTTCAAAAGTATTAGCAGTTTTATCGGCAACTAAATAAAAATTTCCATTTATTTCTGTCATACCGCCAACAGAAGAAATAAAAACTTCATCACCATTGGAATAACCGTGACTTGTTGCAGTAACGACAACAGGATCAGCAGAAGTCGCTCCAGTTATAGTTACACTATTTTCAAGAACAGCTCCTTCATTCCTGAATACACGCATATATAATGCTGTGAATTCAAGCATGTAAGCCTGTTCATCGTTAAACTGAAAAGGCATAAATCTAGCAATCCGATTCAGTCTAGTATGATTAACATATCTTGAACCTGAACGATAACGAGCAGAACCTTGAGGTTCTACAATAAAATTTTCACAAAGTTCAAGACCACGCTTATAAAGTTTTAAATTAAACCGCCCATGAATTTTCGGACTTAATTCTCCGGCAGAAAAATCACTTTGTATAATATTACTAACTGTCAAATATTGTATCCGTTCCGGCTACATTAGAAGTCATTCTCTGTCTTGCTTCTCTTAATTTACTTCGTTGAATTCTTATTGGAGGTCGTTCCTGACTATTTACTGCTTTAGCTTCTCCTCGTAATTCTATTCTAGCTTCTCTTAATTCTTTTTTAAGAGAAGGTTTTAAATTAAATGCAAAAGAAACTCTCCAAGCTATTTCAACTGCAAGTAAATCAATAAAAAGAGAATCAAATTTGGTGACATCAGTTTCATCTACTGTGTAGCCAATATTAATAGATGTTGCTCCGCTATTATCTAAAAGAAGTTGTTTACCTTCAAGAACATATTTTCCTTTATAATCCATAATGCTATCGTCACCAATAAAATTTAATCTAACAAGAGTACTAGGCAAATTATAAGCATCTGCCCAACTATGTGTAGGATCGGTAGTATCTCTTGAAATAGCAGCTCGTGCTTTGGCAAAACCCCAAGGATGAGCTCTTAATAAAGCTCTACGAGTAACATCATACCAACGAGCACATTTTATTTCTTGTTCAGTAGTCGGAGTATCAATATTAACAATAATTCCTCCACCCATATGATCCATTGCCAGATTACAAATATCTACTTTTGAAGTTGCTGTTGAACTCATACTATCTCCAGAAAAAATTAAAGCGATACGATGCTATTAACATCGCACCGCTTTAAAGTAAAAAGTAACATTATCCTTCAAGAAATAATGCTATAATAGTAATTGTACCTGCTGCTGCACCAACAGTATTTGCTGTCAAAGCAATATCATAACCTTGCTTTGCAGTATTAACTGTATGTCCGGCATGCTCATAGATCTTATTTTCAAGATCAGCAATATCAACGGCAGATAAACCATCAACAGCTTCATCTTGAGCAGAAGTACCTCCACCCCTTGTAATAGCAGCAGCCATAGTTTGTCCATCCATAAAAGCATCTGCATCAATTACTGTTCCAGCAGTACCATTAGGTGATGTTTGATTATAAAGTCCAAGATCAAAATCAGTACCAGAAGTTATAGCATCACAATAAACTTTAATGTCAATGGGAATTAAATTCCCACTTACACCTTTAAAAAACCTGTAAACAGAAGTATCATCATCGGCAACGGCAAGTTCTTCTGTAGCCACCATACCAACAACTCTTGCTCCATTTACAAGTGCCGCATTAGCAATCTTTAGAGAAGCTAATGAGCTATTAACATATTTGTCTTGTACAGCCATTAGATTGCTCCTTAAAAAATTTTGAAGTAGATAAAATATTAATCAGTTGTCTGAACTTTTTGAACATGTACTCCTTCAGTCCTAACAGCACCAAGAATACCAGTAATTTGTACTTGATTTACATTTACAAGATCTGGTCTGTCTTTAATTGTTATCTCCATATCCTGAGATAAACCATAACAAAGACCTCTTGAAGTTATAGCAAAACAATCCCTTACTCCGCCAGATACAGGCAAAACAGGAACTCTTGCATTTGCAGCAAACTTGATTAAATTAAGTCCGGCAGCTTGAACCATTGAACCTTTTTCTACAACAAAATTTCTTGTAAAGTCACCACTAATCAATTCTGATTCTTTCATCAAAGCAGTATGCTCATCACCAGAAATTGCAAAAACCATTGCTTCTTCAATATCGTTTCCGACATCAGCATCTATCCAGTTTTGGTGAATTGTTAAAAGATCATCGTATTCAATTCCGCTAGTAGCTGTAACAGTAAAAGCTCCGTCAGATGCAAATGTAACATCTGTTTCAAAATCTCTCCCGGTTGAAACAGTTGCAAATAGAGCATCTACGCCAACTCTATCAAAAACCCTTTCCATAGCTTTTATACAAGCTATAGCATACTCACTTTGGGGTTCAATAAGAACACCAAGATCATCCATCTTGTCAATTGGAAGAGTTACTGCAAATCTTCTTCGTGTAATTTTCCTTCTAAGATGATCAATATCATCAAAGACAGTTGCTTGTACTCTTCCTGATACTTCTCTCGCTTCAACATCACCCAATCCATCGTAAGCAAAAAGATCGCCTATCATCGGCTTAACCTGCACATATGGTCGCAATCTTGCTCTGATCTGCTGAGATTCATGTCTCAACTGATCGCTGAATTGGATGATCAAGGCTTTATCAATATTATCATTAGCCATAATTTGAATCTCCAAAGTAAAATAAAAAGTATAAAGTAAAACGGTAACTATGCCCGACTTGATAAAATCGGAAGTGTCCTAGCTTTTTATGATAGCCTAGATCAAATAGTTTAACTATTAACATCGGACTGTCACCAGATACCCGATACTTTATGTCAACATCTTTCCAATCATTGCATAATTTTCCTTAATTTCTTCATTGATCCTTTTATGATCAGGATGAAAAGCATCGCTTCTTGCCGGATGATTTAAAAGATCTCTACCTTTTTTCCTAAGATCATCAACACCAGAAGCTCCAATATTTGCTCCTCTATCATTAATACTATCTTCGTCAATATATCTTGTTTTAATTTTATCAACAACAGCAGCCATTGTAATTAATGCTTGATTATCTAAATTAGTAAAATGATCTGCAAATCCATCTGGTATATTTTCTTTAATAATATTTTTTGCTTCTGCAAGAATACTATCTGAATTATCACCAAAAGTTTTTGAACTCAATTCATTAAATTCAGTATCTAATCTTGTTTTTTCAGCAACCTGTAATTCATTAATAAGTTTTTCAAATCCTACTTGTAACTTTGTTGCGGATTTACCAGATAATCCAGAGTTGTGAAATAACTGTTTTACTTTATTTTCATATTCTGTATCAGTTTCTGTTCCTTGTTCTCGTTCAAAAACATAATCTTCAGCTTTCTCAGGCATACCTGCTGCTAAATTAAAAGCTAATCTATCTTCATCAGAAGTTTCATCAGTTGGAAAAGTAATTTTTTGTTTTCCTATTAAACTCTGTGCACCATCAAAAGCCTTATATAAAGACTCTTCACTATTTATACCTTTCATATACGGCTTATCCCGATAAGCTTCTGGAACAACAAAACCATTTCCTTCTTTTTCTGATTCAACAGCAGTTGTATGTGCCTGAACTGTTGTTGAAACATTTGTTTGTTCTTGTAAAGTATCTGCCATAACCTGCCTCTCCTTATTTAAATTCTATCTTTTTTAAATATCTATCTGAAATATTTGTACGCATATCTAAATAAACACTCCTGCGAGCTTCTAAATAAACTGATATTTCTTTATTTATTTCTCCTGTTGTTGGATTCATAGTAACTGTATTTTTATGGAATCCTAAAAGTTCCATAAAATATTTAAAAAGATTTCTTCCATCTTCTGTAGCAGCAACTGCATCAAACATGGCTTTTAATTTATCATTTGCTTCTTTTGCTAATTTAGCTTGTTTGGCTTTTTTTGCTGCTTTCTCTTTTGGTGTTAAAATCATTCCTTCTTCTGATTCGGATTATTTACATTATTCATAGTTGCTTGAGCTTGAGCAAAATTTCTAGAAATCTCAGAAGCTTCTCTTGTGGTTTCCAATTGTTGCTGCTGAGCTGCTTGTGCTGCTCTCATTTCTCTTAATTCTTCAACAATATCAAGTCCTCGTACCATTTCTTTTGATGCTCCAGTTAATTCAGAAGTACGCCTGATAAGAGCATCAAGATCAATATTATCAATAGATTCAGGATTTATCTGGGCAGTTATATTAAGAATTTCTAATGTTGCTATATTACCTTGAACCTCTTCAGCTTTTATAGATCTTTCAGCAGGTGAAATATACTTAATTTTAAATATCTCTTCACCATTAGCTGATTTTTCAACTAACTGATCAGGAATAACTATAGGTTCTACACCTTGTGCATAATAAGCTTCTTCTTCTGGTGATCCGCTAATAACTCCTAATCTTCCATCTTCAAAAAGAATATTTATTGTTCTCTCAATTAAATTATTAAAAATTTCCGCTTTCTTTCTTGTAAAAAGAGAACCTAATGATTGACCTCTAAGTTCATTACGAATATTCGCTTCACCAAGAGTCATGCGAGTTTCGTTATTAAGATCAAGAAGCCTGTCAATCATAAAATGATTACTTATTGCTTCAGTAAGTTTTTCTACCATTAAAACTAAAGGCTGAAGATCTCCTACTGTTGTAAGTTCTATTATAGGTTTTGCGATTCCAGTTCTTTGTGCAATATTAAAAACATTTATAGCTCCGGCACTTGTATCAATAGTTGTAGTTCCAAGATCACCATCTGCTAATACTGCCAAAGGTGGATCTGCCTGTTTTTCAGCTGCTACAGTTAGAGTCTCCCAAACTACATTAAGTTCTATAATATCAGGAAGAGCAGCCATTCCTAATGATCTTCCTTGAACTTCGCCCATCGCTTTGCGTAGACGAGTAACAAGAACTGGCATTTCATCAAAACCACTTTCTCTTAATATCTTCTCACTTTTTGCTTCAAAATGAATAGATGATATAGGTTTATTTTTACTGCCAAATTTTGTCTTACTACCATCTATACGAGGTTCAATAGCATGAATAACAGTAACTTTATCTGTTTCCTGACCATTATTAAACTTTTCTTGATTAGTTGCACTCAGATTTTCTAAACCATATTCAAGTACCATTTGCCTGACAGTCATTTCTTTTTCATTAATAACCGTATCAACAAAATGATTCTCATCTTCATCTATATGCATCATTTTTACATCCCACGATACATAACGAATAGGAAGAGGGCTGTTCTTTTTTGTTTTAAAAATTCCTAAACCAACAGTACCAAAGACAACATCATCAAGCATCATCTCTGTTAAAGCAACAGATAAACCAGAGCGTGAATCATCCATAACAGATATTGCTTCCTCTGTAATAAATCGCATATATTCTCTATGCTCTTCAGTATCATCCACTCCTCTTGCCGGAATTAATTCAAAAGATTGGGCAGCACTAGGAAACAATGCAGCAAGAATAGTAGAAGAAGCTGTTTCAGCAGCTTTTGCTGCTGTATTATCAAAGAGTTCTCTAGTAAGAAAAGCACCCGGTTCATTAGCTTCAGTAAAATTCTGTTTTCTATTATTAATAAATTCGCCTAATAACTGATAATGAGGTAACCAAGGTTCTTTTCTTTTCTTTAATATTTTAAGCTTTTTCTTTATTGCACCAACTTTACTAATTCGTATTGCTTCAGCCATATTAATTTTTCTTTATTAAATTAAACACTTTCTTCGTTATTTGTGATAATAAAGGAGTAGCCACACCTGCCCAATATAAAGCACCAATCTGTCCTTCTTCAGTACCTGTATGCTTCCATATTAACCATCCTATCATACCACAAAGAAAAACTAAGATAATGTAATTAGTTATTAAATCGTCAGATTCATCCATAAAAGTAATAATTAAACAAGTTGTTTAAATGATTCTCTTCCTTCTCCCTTTATTCCGGCTGCACCTGTCTTTTTTAATGCAGCAGCAACCTTAACCGCTGCTTTTGTTTCTGGTTCTTCTTCTGCAACCATTACTGGTTCAGGAGTCGGAGCGACAGGTTTTGGTTTTGGTGGTGGTCTAAAAACACTAACAACCGCACGAACAACACTTGACATATTAAATTCCTTTATAATTTATATTTAAGTAAGTATTTTACTACGACCTATATTTTCTTCTTCTTCATCAGTTAAAGATGAATTTACTTGTGATAAACCTCTAGCTCCTGTCTTTTTTAAAGACATAGTAGCCCTTTTTGCAGTCTTTTTTGTTTCTGCATCAGTACCAGTATCAACACTTGGTAAAGTAGGCATTGGAGCTATTCTATTTTTTTTAGCTCCTTTACTTTTACCAAATAGAAATAAACTGATAGCAGGT